AGGTGGCATAGAAGAATTCAGCCACACAGAAATAGAAGTTAAAGGAGAAAAAAAATATTATGTGACAGGATACATAAGCACCAAAGACTTAGACCTAGTAAACGACATCGTAACACCAGAAGCCCTAGAAGACATGGCAGAACAATTAAACACAGGAAACATAAAATTAGACATAGACCACGAAGCATGGAGAAAAGGCGAGAACGGACCTAACATGCTACCAATAGGCAGGATTGTAGAAGCAAAATTCGACGCAGAACAAGGACGCTTATGGGTCAAAGCACTAATAAATAATAATAGCTCACGATTCAAAAATGCGTGGAGCAATATCAAAGACAAATTCATTGATGCATTCAGCATAGCATTCAAACCAATACAAATAGCGACGAAAATAATAAATGGTAAAGAGATTAGGTTATTGGAAAAAATATTATTGCTGAATGTAGCATTGACCGGTAATCCGGCAAACCCGGAAGCCAAAATAACAAACGTATTCGCGAAATCACGTGATTACATGGAGAGTAAAATAATGGCAGACGAAAAAAAAATTATTCAAGAAGAAAAAATCGTTGTTGAACCAGTGGTTGTTGAACCAGTAGTAACTGATTTTAAAGCTTTACTAGAAGAAACAACAAAAAAATTCAGTGACGAACTAAAAACACTCAAAGAATCAATAGAAGGCAGAGATGCAGAATTGAAAGATTTGAAAAAACAATTGGAAGCTCCAATATTCAAGTCAGTGGAAGAAACTGCACCTGAAGAACCAGCACCAATTAAAGAAGAAGTTGAAGCGAAATCACCGTTTCAAATGATACAATAGAGGTAAAAAAAATATGGCAAATACAGGAAACGCAGTAACCGTTAACGCGGGTGCAGCATACGCATCAAGTTTCGGCGCTTTACCAAGTGGAACACTATATAAGAGTGTTGATATGGAAAGCTTCGGAAGAAAAGAAAACAACTACTCAGTTGATATAATACCAGAATTAAAGAATATGTACGATATAGGTTTTAAGTCTTTAAACATTACAGCAGGTGGAGCAGGAACCGCAGGATACGGAATGATTCCTATTCACGTAGACCCAATCATTGTAGACAGAACTAGAAAGTGGACTCCACTAGTAGAATTATTCCCAAGAAGATCTAATATGGGTATGACAGCAGATTATAACGTTATCACAGCTAAAGGCGGGGCTTTTGTTGCTGGTGAAGACGCAGCTTTAAGTGAAACAACTACAACTTATGATAGGGTTAGTGTTGGAATGAAATTCTTGTACAGTGTAGGTAGAGTAACTGGACAAGCACAGGCAGCAGTACCATCTTATATATTGGCAGGATTCCAAAGTACTGGTAGTACAGGAGTATTCGGCGATTCTAGCGCTCCAAACGCTATGCAACAAGAAGTTTTGGTTAAGACAAGAGAGATTAGAGAGAAAGAAGAAAACTTGATTATAAACGGGTTAATAAGTTCTGACGCTAACGAATTCGACGGTTTTATCGTTTTACAAAGCACAACTAACATAGTGGACTTAAGCAATACAGCTTTAAGTTTAGACAACGTCACCACAGCAATACAATACGCTTTTGATGACGGTGGAAGACCAAACTTAGGAGTTTGCGGGAGTGCAGTATTCGGTGATTTACTAAATTTATTAACTAGTAAGATTGGTTATATACAAAGTGCTCAACAAGTATTCTGGGGATTCTCAGCAATAGTATTGAACACTATGGTAGGACAAATACCTATCGTACCAAGTATGTACATGACTAACGTTGCTAACGCAAAACAATTGTTCTTTTTGGACATGAGCGTATTCGAAATGAGAGTTTTAGAAGACTTAACTTACGAAAAATTGGCTAAGAATAACGACAGTGAAAAGTTCATGTTAAAAATATATGAAGCTTTAATCAATAGAGCGCCACAATTTAGTTCTTTCATTGATAACATCGCTTAGGTGTTATAATGACTAACGTAAACGTGGCAGTTGTAGAACTAGCACCAATTGGTGGTAAGACTAACGGAGGATATTTCCTCGGTTACCTTCCAACAACTGCTAGAGCAGCGCAGAACGACACTATAACAATATCTAACGCTAGTGTTGTAGAAGTGGCAAACTTAGTAGATAGTGATGATACATTGGAAACGATGACTTACGCTACTAACGTTATAACAATGACAAGGTCAGACAACACCTCAGTAAGAGGGTTGGTTGTTTGCAAGATATAGAGGTATTAAATAATGGCAGCATACGCAGGAATAAAAGTAGCGGTTGAAGCAGCACCGGCATTGGGCGTGAAAGAAGTTTACATTTACACTCAGGACGACGCTGACGCAACTAATACTATAGCAATAACTTTGGCTGATTACGGTATTTCATCAACTGGTCTCTTAGCAGTTCAGAGTTGGGTACAAACAGGCAATGGTAGTGTAATCACGGCAGAAGCTAACACAACATCAGTAACTAGTGGAGTATTAACAGTTACTATAGCATCCGGTAGTGACAACGACGTTAGGGTAATAAAAGTGATAGGATTGGCTTCACCACCAGACTATACGGCTTAGGAGTTATTAAATAATGGCAGCCTACGGCGGAACAAAAGTAGCGGTTGAATCATTCCCAAACTTAGGCGTTAAGAGAGTATTAGTTTACACTCAAGACGACGCAGTTAACGGTGATACAGTAGCTTTAACACTAAGCAATTACGGTATTGGAGCAGCAGGTCTTTTAGCAGTTCACAGTTGGGTACACACAACTGCTGGTAGCGTTATTACAGCGGCACTAAACACTACATCAGTGACTTCAGGGGTTTTAACAGTAACTCTTGCGGGAACAGGCGTTGCAGTAATGGAATTAGTGGGTTTAATAAAACCAGACTACACAAGTGCTTAAACATTTTGTGGCTTAGCCCTTAACTTTTTTTTTTATTTTATTATGATAAAAATCCGAGGAGGAAAAAAAAAACGATGGTAATGAAAGCAAGATTTGTAAGACAAAAAAAGGACGGTGTCGTGAAGGCTCAAGTAATGATTGACGTGCCTGTAACGAAAGTCGTTAAGAAAGATTTATATCCATTAAGGTATATAGCTATTGATGGTAAGTACGCTTGGAAGTATGAATAATGACTTTAGAAACATTTAAGACAAGAACACTAACAGGAGTAACAACAGCAACTAATGGCGCACCTATTAATTCAAGTAGTTACACAGACATGACCGTTTGGGTATCAGTAACAGGTAATACTGGCGCGGTAACAGTTAATATTGAAGGTTCAGAAAGTGGCGCTTTTGCTGGTGAAGAAGTATCTATTGACGCAAAAACTTATACTGCGACTAATAAAAATGAGGTTTTTACTTATGGCGCAATGTTCGATTTTACTAGGGTTACTACAACTTCTGCAACTAGTAGTACTGTAACGGCAGTGGTTTCTGGTAGACAATTGTAATGACTCATTATCCTCGTACTAGCGACAGTCTTGATAGGGGACTTGTCGGTTATTGGAAGCTTAATGATTTGTCTAGGGTGCCGACTGATGGTATTGTAGCGCATTATAAAATGAATGATAATGCAGCTACTACAGTAGTTATTGATTCTAAAAGCGGGAATAATGGTACTTCAGTACAGAATACTTCAGTTACAACAGTAGCTGGAAAGATAAGTACAGCACTAAGTTTTAACGGAACAACCGACGAAATAGCGATAAGCAGTGATTTAATAAGTAGTTCTGGGAGTATTTCAGGATGGGTTTATAGCACAGATTATGCAGTATTAATGCACATTATTTGGTTTGGAGAAACAGGTGGTGATGGTTTCGGAGCTGAAGGAGAATTTCATTTATCAACTAATAGCGGTGCTTCAGGAAAATTAGTATTTCATTCATCAACAGAAGGTGCTGGAATTAGTGTAGTTTCAAATTCTGCACTTACTAATAGCACTTGGTATCACGTGACAGTAACTTGGGATAGCACTATTGCTAAAATGTATGTTGATGGAGTATTACAAACAGCTACTGATAGCACTTTTGTTTTTGATAAAGTGGGATGGTCAGCAAC